ATAAGTCCTCCCCCCATTATTCGGAATACTCAAGATTAATTACTATTCTTTAATATTATTTTATTAATATTATTAATATTATTAATTAAATATTCCGGTGAATAATCATTAATATCGGCACAATTCCAGTATTAATAATTATTATTCTTTTTATATTATTATTAGTATTAATTGGACTATTCGCATTAATATTACGCTTAATTGGAGTATGCAAGACCACCCATACCAGACATTATTCTCAACACGTTGTAGTTAACGGCATAGATATCGAGGGGGTTAAACACAACACCGGCAATGTTCGTGAAAACAAGTTGGGCAGTGTCAATGCGAGAGAAGTTGCACGTGCCAGATGGTTGGTGCTCTTCGGGGCGGAGGGCGAAGGAGTACAACGCAATTGCGTCGGGTACACCAGTTGCGCCGAAACCCGTGTGGCAGTCCCAAACCTGGTTGCGGGTGAAATACTTAAGGTTGCGGTCAGTGAAACGATCCGTTCCGTTGAGGACGATCTTGGACTTGACGGTCGTAGATGCGAGTGAGTCTGCACCGGCAATGATTGCAGTGGGAGTGGCACCTCCCTGTACATCCTCAACGGAAGATGCACTGGCAGTGGGGGGAGTGGGAGCACCGGTCCAGATGAGTTCCTTTACGGGGTGGTTGAAGTTTAGGCGAATGGTGCCACCGTTAACGTTGTCGTTCTGAACCTGGAGCTGATCGATGAGGTACTCGTGGGCATTCTGAGCGAACTGGCGACGCTCGGTGGTGTCGAGGTAAACATAGTCAGCATACACGTTAATGGTGGAATAACCAAGAGTAGATACACCAGTGGCACCAGTCGTATCAACCAACTTGTTAAGACTCTGGTACGTGATGTTGAACTTGACTTCGTGGTACTGCAGAGCAATGAGGGGAATGGCAAGACCAGGGTTGCGGCAGAACCAGAACTTCATTGGTACGTATGCCTCCGTTGGTGCGCTGGTGAGAGCAGTAACACCGCCACCTTGGTGGGTGTATGCCATGCGCTGATACTTTGTGGAGGGGTTGCCACCAGCATCGACGTTGACACCTGGTTCGGCACCAGCAACCTGGAGTTCACCCTGAGCACCGGTGGGGTTGGTCTCGCAGAGATCGCGCCAGATCGTTAGCCACTTGCCGAACTGTCTGTCGATCAATTGACCGCCGATCTCAATCTCGAGTTGCTCGAAGAGAGCATGACCAAAATCACATGCAGGGACAACGGAACCACTGGCAGCGGTAATGAAACTGTTGGGATTGTACTGAATCCAGATATTCTTTAGGAGATCACCGTTACGAGAAATAGTCACCGACACACGAGATCCAGGGTTAGATGCACCGTTGATCGTCTGGAGGATGGATTCAACGGAGAAGTTGGTGTGGCGACGGTAGACCGACTTGAAGAAGGTGATTTGGGGTTGACCAGTGAGGTAGATGTCCTGGGCACCGTAGGCAACGAGCTGCATGAGTCCTCCTCCCATTTTTGGTGTTTAGTGAGTTTTGTGAATATTTATATTCTTAGAAAATATTTTATTTTCCAATTAAATTACGAAATTAATTATTTAATATTAGTATTATTTAGTATTATTTAGTATTAATTTAAATGAATAATATTAAATTTACACCTAATCCTGATTTTTATGAAATAGATGTCAGAGTATTATTATCTACTCTAATATTTATTAAAAATAAAATAAAGTGTTTTGTACTTAAAATATTTAATTAGTTGGAATATGCCAACCCACCCATACCACCCATTATTCTAAATATATTGTAACATGGTGCATACAATGTATATGATGGAACTTGTACATAATTTTGTAATCCAGATCTCCTAAGTAAAAAAAATAATTGGGCAGTATCTATTCGTGAAAAATTACAAGTACCAGATGGTTGGTGTTCCTCGGGACGAAGCGCAAACGAGTAAGTATAAATATAATTTGTAGGAGTTCTTGTATGGTGTTGGAAATTTGTTACCAGTCTAAATACTTCACCAGGTCTTTCTCTAAAACGATCGGTTCCGTTGAGTATCAACTTAAATAGTTCTAATGGAGCAAACTGTTGGGGTGTTCCGTTGGGAATTATATTTTCTCCCATGGAGAAATCGTTAATTGGAGCATTTGTATTGTTTCGGTTAAGTACAAAAATGAGTTCTTTAGTTGGATTCAATAAATTAAGTCTGATGTAATTAGGCAAAGTAATAGAATCAAGATCTCCATCTTGTTCTTGAATTTGCTCGATGAGGTATTCATGTGCATTTTGAGCAAACTTTCTTCTTTCCGAAGTGTCTAAGAAAAAATAAGTATTTGTTATTCTAAATGTATTGCTGAAAGATGGAAGTGCATTATTGTTCCTAACGATTTTTTGATATAATCCATTCTTAACACCAACCACTAATTTTATAAATTTCTCAAATGTTATTTTCAATTTTACTTCGTGGTACTGTAGTGCTATAAGTGGAATTGCCAATCCTGGATTTCTACAAAACCAATACTGTAAAGGTATTATTAATAAATTACCCGGTTCATATGAAGTATCATATGGTTGCCATACCGGAACAGAAAAATTTTTTCCTACCATAGTTCCGAACCCAGTAGTCTGTGATCCGGAAAGTACTACTTCTGACCATATATCCATCCACTTTCCGTACTGGTTGTCTATTTCTTGACCCCCTATTATTATACTAGTTTTTGATATTAAATAATTTCCAACTCCTTGTATCCAACCACAGTAATCCATCTGTTCCGAACCAAGAATGTATTCTCTAGGATCGAATAATTGCAACCCTACAAAAATATTTCCCAGTAGATCACCGTTTCTAGATATAACCGCTGTTATGTTTCCTTCAAAATCGATGTTACCATCAACCAATTGATTAATTGATTCCATTGCAAAGTTTGTGTAACGATGGTAAACATTCTTAAAGAACGTTATCTGGGGATTTGTCGTAAGATATACATCTTGAGATCCATAAGCAACCAACTGAACAAGTGCTCCTCCCATTATTCCGGGACCCTTCGCGTGTAATACAATTAATTACTATTCTTTAATATTCTTTTTAATTAATTAAATGATCTAATAGACTTGTAGATCTGAAATGTGCTCTTCTTGTTTTTTAATTTTTTAACTGCCCACCCCTTATCCAATAATGAAAATATAAATAAAGCGCGTAAAATAATCAGACAAGTTATATTGTCTAAATTATTTTCCATAAATTAGTAATATTCGTACTCCAGAACCCTTTGGGCAATACTATTCATTTCAAATAATTTAATTGAAAATAAGTAACGTAAAAATAATATTCGGAATATTAAAAGTACCCTCTGGGTATTACTATTAATAAATGAATGAATTAAGAATCGGTATTGTAATAAACTACAAAAAGGCAGAACAAAAGAAAGACGAACTACTAAATGCAAACACAAGGAATCTTAAATGGTTGTCTCTCGCAAATGATAAAAGATATTCTGCTTACGTAATAAAAAAAGGTACTAAAACCTTTGTACCCGATGATGTAGCAATTGGAATCTACTTGGAAGCAAAATATCCAGGACTAATTATCGATTACATCACACCCGATCAAATAACTACCCGTCGGTTTAAGAAAAATAATATTAATTTTATAATTATTTATGATCTCCTGGAAGCATTTCACCTCAGCGATAAAAAACATTTTAACACGTTTAAAAATGCGCTTAAAAAAAGTAATAATGTTTATCCTCCATATGAATACCAAAAATTCATAAATAACAAATGTGAATATTACAAGTACCTAAGTAAGAAAAACATACCAGTTGCACCTACACATTGTATAACAAAGGAGAAATGGTATTCTCGTAATCCAGATGTATATGTTTCCAATTTACTTAGCAAAGTAAAGAATAATAAATGGGAATCCATCATCGCCAAACCTATTTATGGACAGGAATCCATAGACTTTGCAAAATTTATGAAATGTTCGAATAATAGTTTGGAATGTAGAAAAAACAATTTAATAAAGTATCTTGATGTAAGAATGCCCAAATATAAAGGAATAGTTATTCAAGAATACATTCCCGGATTTGATAAAAATAATCCAGAAATACGAACCTTCTTTATAAACGGTGTCTTTAGATATTCCATAGTAACACACTCCCGAACAAATGGTATCCAACCAGTTCAAGAAGGTGGAAGTTACAAAATGCCCAATGAAAATTACTCGGAAGTAAGAAAACTTTCTCAAACCGTCATGGATTCGTTGCCAAAATTAGATTTACCTGGTAAATTGAGAAATCCAATTGTAACAAGAATAGATATAGGATCGGGACTTGTCGGCGCGCCGATGGGTTACTTCGTCAATGAAGTTGAGTTTGTACCTAGTTTATACGTTGAACAGATCGATAATACCAAATTTCCTGTGCTTCAAGAAATATCAGAATCGCTTCTCAGTGTTGCTCAAGAATACCGTTCTTCAAATTTACATGTAAATACTGTATTTTAACGGTATCATTATTATTTGTTCATTAGAGCATTTCTCATACCCCATATAATGCTATACGTGCATTATCGAAGTTCTTCTGTTTGCCATCATAATTTAGAGTTTTTTTAAGATTTCCAAATGCTGTATTTGCATCCTTATAAGATTGCTTTGTCTCATTGAGTAATTTGAGTGCATCTGCCGTCACTTTTGCTGTGTCACCTGCTGTCTTCATTCTCTCTGCGTACAATTCCGGTTCACGCTCCGGATCAGTCCAAAACAAACGACCCGATGCAGAATTACTCGAGTAAAGAGCAAGCTCGTATTTTTGTTGTGCATTATTCATCGCAGTTTCTCTGATGCCTATACTATTATTATTTTGCAGAATTGACTTCACTAAGTCAAGTGCAGTTTTCGCAATATTATAATTTATCATTGTAGTTCCCAGATTCTTGACATCCTCGCTAGTTCCACAATTAGGCCATTTTCTAAACTGTATAGAACATCCAGTCGTGTGGGTGGCCGTATCCAGCATGGGTTTTGTTAGTTCATTTGGTTTGACTTCTTTAAGAGTAACACACGTTTTTTTACCCTCCGTCCTAGGGTGACTACCATTTCTCCAAGTATAACCAACGTTTCCTTGTTGAAGTGCATATGCGGCACAAGCATCGGCGGTATCGTATCTCTGGTTTTTATCCCAAGTATCTTTATTTTTAGGCGTTCCTGAACTAGACCATCCGGCTACATACGATTCAGCAGTGAGACTAGACTTGAAAGGATTAATGATTAAGAATACTATTATTAGTACTATTAGTACACCAATGAATACACCCGGTGATATTTTATTGAAACCAAAACTATTTTTTGAGAACGACCGCATTTGAATTAATATTAATTACCTAATATTTTAATTTTTACAAATAAAGTCTTTTAAATGAAGTTATAGTGCCCCTGCAGAAGTGACACTTTCTAACTCCTTTACTTTTCTCCATACACTCGGTACAAATTGTATGTCCACATGGATCGGTGAAATAATTTATCTGGTTTTCTAAACATATTTGACAAGCAGTTGCAGGTAAGAATCCAGCAAATTCACTTAACAATCCCTTTATAATTCTATATTCCTTTTCAAGTGAATCGGTTGTTTCT